GTATGTATATGGAAGATAATTCAAACACATTATTAATAGTGTTAACATGTTTAGTAATATTGATTTTAATATACGAATTTACTACAACTACAAAAACAATAAAGTTCAATTCTCCATTACCATTACCAGTTCAAGAACAAGTAAAGGCTGTTCCATTACCCAATAAAAAAAATAAAAAAGATAATAATACAGATCCTGATTTATCAGGGTCATTAACATATTCTCCCAGTCAAGGTTTGCAAGTAGAACCAGAGGTCGAACCTGATATCCCTCCTCCTACTCATTCAGCACATGCTGCTTCTACTACTGCTGCTGCTACTGCTGCTGCTACTACTGCTGCTACTGCTGCTGCTACTGCTGCTGCTACTACTGCTGCTACTGCTGCTGCTACTACTGCTGCTACTGCTACTGCTGCTACTGCTGCTACTGCTGCTAATGCACCAGCTCCAGTTGCACCTAACGACACTGTTATTACAGGTGTAACTTATTTATGTTATCAAGGCGAGGATGATAATGCTGGGTCTCTGCTATGTTATGAAAGCGGATTAACATATGGTTGACACACGGCTGTCTTACCGTCTTCAATATTACATATCATTGTTGGATTAGTCCTTTCCTGGCAAATTTTTAAATCTTCCTTTGCTGTATTTAATTGACGCTTTAATTGACGCTTTAATTTCTTCACCTCCATCACCTCCTCATCCGCCGCCTCCTCCTCATCCGCCACCTCCTCCTCCGCCGCTGCATCCTCCGCAGCCTTCTTATTCTTCCCCGAAACTCCTATTTTTTTAGGTTGAGGCATGTCTCTATTACGTGCTCCCTCCACAATGGTACATCCGGATGTATCTTGAATTAAATTAGCAAATAACATACCTAAAAGTAAAGATATTACACATATGATAATTTCATTTGTTTTCATATATAATAACATTATTTTTTAATCTAATTATAATATATGAAATCAACTATAAAATCAGATAAATTAGTATGTTTAACTAAAACGGTATTTTATTTAGGATGTTTAATTTTATTATTTATAGGTTATTTCATAATAGATAAATTATCTATATATTTGAATAAAGATGATATGATTAAAAAAAGTGAATGTGATTGCCCTATAAATAGAGAATCTAAAGATAGATTAGTTGTAGTTGATAGAACTATAGATTCAGAACCACAACAGTATGAATCAGGGCCAAAAAGAGAATATAGTAGAGGACGAGGATTACCTGTTAATATACGAACCAGAGGTGAACCCAATGAATATCAAAATATAGGTTTATTAAAAAACGGGTCAGGTAGTGATGTGAAACCGTTATATGGGAGAAGAGTTTATACAGGATCTAATATGTGGAATTATTATACTGTTTTAAACGATCATATTCAAGTTAAATTACCTATAATAAGAAAGAGTAATTGTTTGGACGAACGTGGATGTTCTGAAATTTCATCAGGTGAAGAAATAACTGTAAACAGTATAACTTATAAAGTAGAATTATATCCTTATTCGGATTTTAGATATATTCCTTATTAGGAACTATATCAATCTTCTTTAACAAAATCATCATCAGAAGATTCTTCTTCTTCTTCTTCTTCGTCTTCTTCAATAACAGTCCTATAAGGGTTCACAATACTTCTAAAATGTAAAACACTTTTTCTAAATAAGTCATTCATAACGATTTGACAGAAATTTTTATTTAAAAATTTTTCAGTTAAAATATCAAGCTTGGATGAAATTTCTTCCATCATTTCTTTAATATTGTCATTACTATCAATAATATTCGTAAATTGCTTATTATTGTATAAATTATTTAATGCATTATTTAAATCAGTAATAAATTCATTTCTATTAATATTGTTTTCTAAAATAGTGAATGATTGGTGGAATGTAAAGTAAAATCCGTATTCAAAATTGAGTTCTAACAGAGTTAATGACGCCAGCGAAGCACTTGATCTAATTTTATAATTACTATCATCATCATTAATTATGATTGTTTTATCATCAAACATAAATAAGGTGTCTTCATCGATGTTTGTTAAAGTATTAAGATTGTCTAAAGCAAGTAGATCCATTTTATATATTAAAAGAAAATAGTTTTAAATAATTTAAGCTTCTATTTTAAGAATAACCAAGACGGAATAATATAGGGCTATGGCGTAAACAATAGAATGGAGAATTATTAATAGTGTTTCGTTAAGTTCAATCCCAACTACACTAAATAAGCGGTCAACCAGATTGATTAATATCGGATGAGCGATTAGTAAGAAAAGGATAGCACCAACTAACGCAATTTGGAAAGCTTTGTCATTAAATAAACTGTTTAGGTTTTGAACTGATTTAGGCATTTATAATATTGTATAGAAAAAAATTATTCTTTAATATAAATATTATTAAAAAATTCATATCCTTCAAATAATTCATTTTTACTATTAATTAAAGCAAAATATGTTGGTTGTAATTTATCTATAAAATATCTAAAAGATTTTGTTAGATTAATAATCAACATATCTATTTTTTGGATTTTTTGGATTTTGTCTAAATCATTCATAATTTTAGGACCATTTGTTATATTTTTATTATAATCTAAATGTGTAATATTATTTCTTGATAAATTCTTGTCAATAACTTTATCACAATTAATACAAGTAATATTAATACTCTTATTAAATAATAAATCATTCATTTCAACTTGAAGAGCATATTTCTTATTATTAATTTCATGTACTATTTCAGGTAACTCTAAATGTTTATAATTAGAATGGGTGGCTGAATTACATTCGATACCATATGTGTTGAAATTATGATTTGTTACTAACATAACAATACTGTCTTTGTAATGTATTCGACTAACTCCATGTCCATAGTAAAAATCATTAGCTTCATTATACATATCATTCCATTTAAAACCCTTCGTTTTCCAAAAATCTTTTGTATGAAATAAACATGCTTCGGATTTATAATCATCTAATTTACCAAATTTCTTATTACGTACATTGTATGTCACAAGGTAATTAGAGTAAAGACAATCTATTTTTTGTTTCTTTAATATATTGATTTTCTTTTTGATATCATTCTGTAAATAAACACAATCACTATTCATATGGAGGATATATGGGTTAGATGATAATCCAACACCGTAATCACGTTTAAAACCACTAGGTAATCTCATTACTTTTAACATATATTCGTAATTAGACTTTTCTTTATCATTCTCAAATGTTTTTTCATTTTTAGAGACATCAAACTTTTTATAACAATCTTCTAAATATTTCTTAATTTCATCTTCTTTGAAATGAATATAAATAATATTATCATCTATAGGAAATAATTCTCCATTATATTCCTTAGAATCATCTATAATGATCCACTCTATTAATTCTTTAGGATAATCAATATTATTGAAATTATGAATCAATAATTTACTGAAATTCTTATAATCACTGAACAAACTAATAACTGATAACTTTTCCATTATTATTTATGAATATTTATAAATCTTTAAATAAACTTAAGTTTATATTTCTATTTCTATTTTGGTTTCTATTTCATCTTTAATTTTACTATGTCCTGATTTAGTCAGGAACCGTGGATCAATATCGTTTGGACACTGGATTAACTTCTCACGTAAATAACAAACAAACGAGATCCTTGTATATAATTCATATAAACCAGCTGTCCCAATATTAGGATTATCCTTGTATACTTTAGGAATAGATTCATTATATAATTTATCTTCTTCTGTTTCATACATCGGTGTATTCGAATGCCACTGGTGAACATCCATAGCTACAAAATCATTATTCCGTAAATTGATGCCTACTCCGAACTGAGGAAAAACTGTATATCCTCCCTGATACTTACCTCGTTCAATGACTGTCAGATTACCAAAACCTTCTTTAAAATCACCCCCGTCTCTATGTAAAGCTGTTCTAAAATTACGATTAATAGTGACTGTCGAAAAAGATGTATCAGGTATTTTAAGATGTGGTTTCATATTTGATCTATCTAATTGTCTCTTATGTGCTTCGGGAGTTAATTCACTATATAGTTTATCAATCTTCTGTAGGAATGGAAAACCACTATTAAATTTTTCAAAATTAGTTCTTGTAAAATGGGTCAAACGGCATGGTAATTTACACATCTTATTATCCGCATCAAAGAAGCCAATTGGCATAGATGCAACCTGATTATTAACTTTCATTGTTGATACTCCACCTAATTTCTTTATTACAATTAATAGTAGATCATCTTTAGTTAAATCATTTATAGTTAAACCTTTATCTTTAATTAAAAAATCCTTATCGTTTATCTCTAATTCTAAACATTTTTCTTTTAGTTCTTCTATACTAAATGTATCATATGTTTCTTTTAATTCTTTTCCTAAAGAAGTTAAATAATTTGTCATCCATTTCTTATTATTAACAATAGTTCTCTTAGACCAGTATTGACCGCTTAAATCTATTGGTCCAGCTGATGCTCCACGACCTCTACTCGGTTTCGCTAAATCCTTATACGACTGCCATCCTAAACGTAATTCATTATCAGTTATTACTCCTTTTCTGAATTTTAATAATAACTTCTCTATACCATCATCATCTAAATAATAAACATCTGTATTTTCATTTAATACAGGGTGTTTCATATGTGATTCATCTATCCACGTTCCTTCCATATCTTTCATTTCTATATCTGTAAGAATCTTACACACAATTAGTTTTTTAACAGTCATATATTATTATTAAAGAAAAAAAGTATTATTAAAACGATAGATTATTTACATCCTTTCTTCCCATAAGTTTCATACAAGAAGAATATCAAGACCAATACAATACATAAAATAACAAATATGATAATTTTATTCACCAAATTTGAATTATGAAGATTATCATATTTATTATAAACTTCTGAATATGACCAAACTCTTTTACCCATATCTTTATTTACTTCATTATGAATATCAATTAACCATTTGACAAGGTCATCTCTATTATCTAAACTATTATTTAGATCATATTTTTGAATATTTTCTGTATAGTGTGCTTGACATTTCTTACAAGGAAGAACATGTTGGAGGTTCATAAAGAAATTGTGATAGTTTTTCTTATCATTACCTGAAGGGTTCTCTGGGTAATTATAAGTTACTGTGTGTAGGAAAGTCCACGCACTTGGTCCCCAAACATTATTATTGTTCATTTATATATATTAGAAAAGAAAAATAGTATTAGATAAAAGAATTTTATAATATAATATATAAATGACTAAATCCCCAACACATAAATTAAATAAATGTAGAAATAAATTAACTTCTATTATAGAAGAAAGGGATGATCTACAAGAGAGATTAACTTATTTAAATAAAAGTATTTTTAATTATAGTCAAGAATTAGAACGTCAAACTACAGGTTCAAAAAGAAAAGGTAAAAGAAGTAAGAGAAAAAGAAGTAAAAGAAAAAGAAGTAAAAGTAAAAGGAAATCTATACCGTCTTGACGAGGGCGCAGGCACTTGTACAGGACTGGGCGGGCACGCTTTTACTGTCCAACATGTTGAATGACCGTATTGACGCCCGCGCAGGCACTTGCGCAGGTGTGTCGGGACAATAGTTACTACAATTTAGTGGGTATCCGTGCCGTTTGAGCTTATTCATGAAAGGTCGGTGGCATCTTCACTCGGGTTCTATCCCTAACCAATTGGGGCAACACCACGTGACACCGTCGGTCGCCATCCTCACGTCCATCACCCGATTCCTGCGGCCGTTGTAGCCCCCGACTTCCATTCCCATTTATTACCAGTGGCCTTGTCCTTTATGTAGTCGAAAAATTCCGCCCCTTCAACAACAGTCGATTTACACCCACAACTCTGCTTCAATAAGTAAAACACCAATACTCCAACAAAAAAGCAAATAACCAAACATAATTCACGATTCATATTTTATAAACTACCATAGAAAAAAAAAAACGGTAATTAGAGAATTAATTAATAATTGCGTATCAATACAAAGATTATTTTATCATAATTGATATATATATG